CGCCCATCAAAGAGGCAGTGGCCACCTACACCGCCCGCGCCGCCGAGAAACTGCGAGCCCAGGGCTCGCTGTGCAAGAAGATGCGCGTCAGCATCCGCACGGGCATGTTCAACCCCGACGAAGCCAAATATGCGCAAGGCGCGCTGGTAGAACTGCCGTACCCCACCAATGACACGCTGATGATGACGCGGGCCGCGACCACCGCGGTGGATCGGGTTTTCAGGTCGGGTTTCCGGTACAGCAAGGCCGAAGTGCTGCTACTCGATCTGCGGCAGCCGGGCGAGTTTACCGACGACTTGTTCGCCGTGACCCAGCCGCAGACAAGCGACCGGATTATGAGCGTGATGGATGAGATCAATGGACGCTGGGGTCGGGGGACTGTTCGTTCTGCTACCGTTCCGGCGGCGCCGGATTGGGGAATGCAGCGCAATCTGATGAGCCAGAGCTACACGACACGCCTCGATCAATTGTGGGTTGTGAAGTGCAATTGAAACCGCCGAGAAGCTATCGATCGGTGACCAGACCGTGCTCATGGCAAGATCGAATGTTGTAAGCCAGCCCATTACACCCACTTCCCGTCGCTTCAATTAGCTTTTGCCCGGCAACCTGTGCAGCACAACCAGCCACTGCACAGGCACACCCCATGGCCGACTATCTCCACGGCGTGCGGGTCCTTGAAGTCAACGAGGGCTCGCGGCCGATCCGCACCGTTTCAACCGCCGTTATCGGCATGGTCTGTACCGCCGATGATGCCGACCCCAACGCCTTCCCCCTGGATACGCCCGTACTGCTCACCAACGTGCAGACCGCCATCGCCAAAGCTGGCACCAAGGGCACTCTGGCGGCCAGCCTGCAAGCAATTGCCGACCAGACAAAACCGTTCACCATTGTTGTGCGCGTCAAGGAAGGTGAGGACGAAGACGAGACCACCAGCGCGCTGATCGGCGGCACCTCGGCCACCGGTCAATACACTGGCATGAAAGCCCTGCTCGCCGCCAAATCCCGACTGGGCATGGTGCCCCGTATCCTCGGCGTGCCGGGGCTGGATAATCAGGCCGTCGCCTCGGCACTGGTAGCCATCGCGCAGCAGCTGCGAGCCTTTGCCTATGTGAGTGCATGGGACTGCCAGACCAAGGAAGAGGCCGTCGCCTATCGCAAACATTTCGGCGCCCGGGAAGCCATGGTGATCTGGCCGGAGTTTCAGAACTGGAGCACTGCCAGCAACAGCACCGTCACAGCTCCTGCCGTAGCCCGCGCATTGGGTTTACGGGCCAAGATCGATCAGGACACCGGCTGGCACAAGACCTTGTCCAACGTCGCCGTCAATGGCGTGACCGGCATCAGCGCCGACGTGTTCTGGGACCTGCAGAACCCTGCCACCGATGCCAACTACCTCAACGGCAACGAAGTCACCACGTTGATCAATGAGGCCGGCTTTCGCTTCTGGGGCAGCCGTACCTGCAGCGATGACCCGCTGTTTGCCTTCGAAAACTACACCCGCACCGCCCAGGTGCTCGCCGACACCATGGCCGAGGCGCATATGTGGGCCATGGACAAGCCCATGCACCCGTCACTGGTGCGGGACATCATCGAAGGCATCAACGCCACGTTCCGCGAACTCAAGGCCCAGGGCTACCTGATCGACGGCCAGTGCTGGTACCCAGACGACATCAACGACAAAGACACCCTCAAGGCCGGCAAGTTGTACCTGGACTACGACTACACCCCCGTACCGCCATTAGAGGACCTGACCCTGCGCCAGCGCATCACCGATCGCTACTTGGTGGACTTCGCCAGCCGCATCAAAACCTAACCGGAGCGCCTGACCATGGCTCTGCCACGCAAACTGAAAAACATGAACCTGTTCAACGACGGCAACAGCTACCTGGGCGTTGCCAAGACCGTCACCCTGCCCGCCCTGGGCCGCAAGATGGAAAGCTATCGCGGCGGCGGCATGAATGGCCCGGTCAAGGCAGACCTGGGCTTTTCTGACGACGGCATTCAGCTGGAGTGGAAAACCGGCGGCCTGGACCTGATCGCCCTGCGCCAGTTCGGCGCGACCAAGGCCGCAGGAATTCCGCTGCGCTTCACCGGCTTTTTCCAGCAGGACGATACCGGCGAGGACAGCCAGGTCGAAATCGTCGTTCGCGGCCGTCACGAGACCATCGAGATGGGCGATGCCCAGGCCGGCGAGGATACCGAACACGCCATGACCACCACTTGCAGCTATTACAAGCTGACCGTGGACGGCGAGGAAATCATCGAAATCGACCTGCTCCACTTCATCGAAAAAGTCGGCGGCATCGACATGCTGGAAAAACAGCGTAGCGCCCTCGGCATCTGATCACACGCCTGAACCCCCTCCCTGGAGCACTCTATGACTACACCCGATACCCCTGACAATCAGCCGACCGACAACACCGTGACCCTGGACACGCCGGTCAAACGCGGCAAAAGTGACATCACCCACATCACCCTACGCAAGCCCAGCGCAGGCGAATTGCGCGGCATCCAATTGGCCGAACTGATCCAGCTCGACGTGGCAAGCCTGATCAAGGTTATCCCGCGCCTGAGCACTCCCAGCCTGACCACGCCGGAAATCACCAACCTGGACCCCGCCGACCTGCTGGCCATTGGCGGCAAGATCGTCGGTTTTTTATTACAGAAGTCGGCCCAGGCGGACGCCTCCCTGCCCGCGTAGAGGACGCCATGGCCGACCTGGCTGTGATTTTCCACTGGGCCCCAGCCGAGTTGGACCGGCTGGGCCTGCAAGAACTGATGGACTGGCGCGAACGGGCGCGGGTCAGGAGCAGCGCCACCCATGGCTAATACCCTGCAACTGCGCGTGTTGCTGAATACAATCGACCGGGCCAGTGCGCCGCTGCGTGGCCTGCAACGCCAAGCCAATCAGACGGCCCAGGAGCTGAAAACCACCCGCGAGCGCCTGAAAACGCTCAGCGCGACCCAGAAGCAAATCAGCGAATTCAAGGAACTGAAACAGGGCCTGACCTCAACACGCGGTGCCCTGGAAGCCGCCCGGCAAAGCACCCGCCAGCTGGGCCAGGCGATCGCCCAAACCCCGAACCCCACCCGCGCCATGCTGCGCGAGTTTGAGCAGGCCAAACGTGGGCTACAGCAGCTCACCGCCCAGGAATCCGCGCAAACTCAGCAGCTCCAGCAGATGCGCCAACGGTTGCAGGTAGCGGGTGTATCCACGCAACGACTCGGCCAGCATGAGCGCCAGTTGCGCCAGGACATATCAGCGACCAATAGCCAGATCGAGGCCCAGCGAAAGCGCCTGGAAGCCCTCGCCCGGCAGCAGCAACAGGCAGCCCGTGCCACACAGAACTACCAGAACGGCCAGCAGTTGGCCGGAAACATGGCAGGCAAAGGCATGGGCGCGATGGCGGTAGGGGGTGGCGCGCTGTATGCCGGTGCAAAGATGATCGCGCCAGGCGTTGAATTCGACGCCAGCATGAGCACCGTGCAAGCCATTACCCGACTGGACAAGGACTCGGAAGAACTCAAGGGCTTGCGCACGCAGGCCCGTGAGCTGGGCGGCACCACTCAGTTCACGGCAGGCCAGACTGCCGATGCTCAGGGTTATCTAGGAATGGCGGGGTTCGACCCCAAGGCGATCAAGGCAGCCATGCCCGGCATGCTCGATCTGGCTGCGGCCGGTGGCACAGAGCTGGCGGAGACCGCTGACATCGCATCAAACATCATGTCCGGCCTGGGCCTTGAGGCTGCCGAGATGGGCAAGCTTGGCGACGTGTTGGTAGGGACCTTCACCCGATCCAATACCAACCTGACCATGCTCGGGGAAACCATGAAATACGCGGCGCCCATGGCGAGGACCTATGGCGTGGATCTGGAAACTGCCGCGGCCATGGCGGGCAAGCTCGGTGACGCAGGCTTGCAAGGCAGCATGGGCGGTACAGCACTGAGCACAATCATGAACCGCCTGGCCGCCCCACCGAAGGCCGCCCAGAAGGCCCTCGACACACTCAACATCAAGACCGCCGATGCCAACGGCAACATGCGCGAGATGCCCGACATCCTCAAGGACATCTACGACAAGACCAAAGGCATGGGTACGGCGGTCAGGGGCGGATTGCTCAAAGC